GGATTGAGATAAACATATTTACCCGGCCCATTTTGTTTGACCACGACATAACTTGATCCGAGGGCGGAATCTTCAGTCTTCTGCCTTTTCTGAGCATTTTTGCTAAGAAGTCGTTTAGGATCTTCTAAATACTTAAGTCTTTCTTCGGATTCGACTAATCGACCATTTATAAGAGCTGCAGCTCCTTCAACTTCCTGCTCGAATTGTTTGTAGGCTTCAACGACTCTTTGTGCATCCGGCTCTTTGGAGCTTACAATTTCTGTAAGATCATCGGCTACTCTTGCACCAGAAAGAACTGCAAATTTTTGGAGCTCTTTAATTTGTAGCATCTCAGCGATGATCTGGCCGTGTGTAATATCTGCTTTAGTTAATGCTTCAGCCTGTTTTTTGCTTTCCTTATCACCCCGTGCGATGAGCTCGTCTTTTCTCTCCTGCAATAAATTTTCCTGTATGCTGTTTGAGCTTTTTTCAAACTCCTTCTCGTTCATCAGGGCTTTTGTATTTGCCGCTGTTATTTTACGAACCTTGCTCAGATCATTCTTACTTGTGCGGGTAGTTAAGTTCTGGACAATGTTTATTGAAGATGTGCGAGAGTCCGTAATTTTATCTACTTCTTCTTTTTGCTGAGCTACACGCTTGGTTCTGGTTTCATCTTCTGATGCTATCTTACCATCTGGGCCAACTGATTCAGTTCCTCTATCCGGTACTTTTGTAGTTAGCTTATCGACCGCTTCTTTGGCATCTTCGCCTTCCAACCCTTCATATATCTTGGCAGTAGCTTCGGTGTCTTCCACACCTATCTGGGCCTCGGCTAACGGGCGAACCATATCGCGAAGCTCTCGCTTGGTGTACAGGCTCATATCTGTCGATAGAACCTTTTCGCCAATGATCTGATTGATCATGTTGACCAGGCGTTTGGCTTCGTCCAATCCTTGAGTTTGGGCAACAGTGGCTACTTCACGCATCATGGCATTTAAGCCATCTTCATCCCCCATTTGGCTAAGTTTGTTCTCACCCTCGAAGAAACGGTATTTCATTCCTGGGCGTTCATGCTGAAACTGACCAAAAGTTACATTGTTTCCAAGCCCCTCTTTGAACCCTCTTGGTGTATATCCCATGAACTGAAGAATCCTTGCATCAAGCATAGCCCGCTGCTCGGCCTTACCGCCCTGAGCCTTGGATCCTGCGAAACCTTCGACCATTGGATGAAGCGTATTCTTAAGAAAGTTTTGCAACTCGGTCTTTACCGAATTGTCTGCTGTATTTCCTGTTAAAACACGAACAAAGTTATGAGCGAACCACTCTTCTGCCTGCTGCAAAGAGCTCATATTTTTCATCGCGGCATCTATCTTTTTCTGACCCGCTTCATCCAATGCAGAATACTTCTGATTGTGATTCTTTGTATCATACTGAGCCATCGTGTTTTTCTGCTCATCGGGTCCAATAGCCGCATACAAATCAGTCAGCTCCTTTGTGGAAACACCCATAAGGATACGGGCAAAGTGACTGCCCTCATGCAAGAATACACCTAATGGATTCTCAGGGATTGTCTTACGATTGATAAAGATGACATTGTCTTCATCCCGGCCGACATCCTGATTGTCCACATGATGAAAAGATCCCTGCTGATTCTTGTCCGAAAACGGTGTACGATCAGCGATAACGATCTTAAGATTCTCCATCTGTTCCTTATTCGATGCATACATACGAGCCATGTTATCGGTAAGGATGTTCAGTGCATTCTGTCTCTCCTCCTCGCTCTGAAAGTTACCCTGATCTATAATATGTTGGGCTGCGGCCTGTGACGTCTCGAAGGTGTTATATACATTGGAGAAACCAGCCGCATCAATCTTACCAGTTCTACCCATCTCTGTTGCTTTATCGGCCGACAGATTAAACGGAACATTAGAAACATCCAGATTTCGTGTGGATGTGTACTCATACGCACCCCCTAGAAGACCAGGACCAAGACCGATTAAACCTTCCGCAGCAATCGCATTTGTGTCATACGCTTCGCCTGGTTCTTTTGTCCATGCCTGACCAAGAAACTCACCACCCATACCAAGAGTTGCATCAGCTGCAACATCAGTTCCAATATTTCTTGCTCTCTGAAAGGCAGTGAAACGAGGGTATGTCTTCTTGGATCTTGCCCAAGCCTTACCATCAATAAGCTTACCGCCCTTGAACGCATTACCACCATGGTGCAAAGCTGCGTTAAGACGACCAGACATCATACCGGAAGCGGCATCAAACAATGCAATCGGAAGTCCCTTCTTAATAGCTTTCTCCTTCATCGCATCACGAGTAATTTGATTATTCCAAGCTGCTGCGAATACCTTTGGATTCTTCCAATCAATATTTAACTCCTGCATACCCTGCAATATCATGCTGGAGTATTCGATCATTAGTGATGAAACACCCCAGTTAGCACGGGCGGCATACCCTGCACCGGCCAGTGTTCCGCCGGGTACTGGAGTTGCAAAACCAATAGCAGCACCGGTGGGGATGGTGTACATACCTGTTCTTACATACGCCGGAAGGAATGATGATAGTGACTCAACAAATAACTCAGGAATCGCTTCAGTATTATCAAATAATAAATTACTTACTGAATCCCACAGCCCTTTTGATTTGTATTGTTGGAAATTCTTAGCTGCCTGACTTGTAGGAATCTCTCCCAACTGTTCAGCAGCTTCAATAAATTTTTCAAAGTCCGATTGATCAGCAGCATTGAGGAAAAAATCGTCCGCATATTTGCTCATCTCGTTTACTTTTTGACCACGACGAAATGCATTTGCGATTGACTGACCCATGCGAGCAAAGAAGCCTTTCTTTTCAGTCTGCTCTACAATTTCATCGGTCAGTCCATACTCATTCGCAAGCTGAATGGTCTTGTCAAAATAGATTTTTGCATCGTCTATCTTCTTACGATCAGCGGCTTTTCGGCCTTTAGCAAAATAATCAATCTGTGCTTGCTCGTATGTGTCGTAAGATGCTCTTACCGCCTGGACAATCTTGGCGACATTTACTCTTTCTTCACCACCAAGCTCATTGATTGCCTGCTCTATAGGTACACCCTTGTACTCTTTGATTCCACGATCGCGGAGATCGCTAAGATCAAGAAGATCGACATCATTTCGGCTCATTCCTGTAGGGCGATTGTCCATCAACCCGTTCTGAGAAAACATGAATCCGCGATCCCGCATCTTTCGCTCCTGCGCCACAAGGCTTCTTCTCTTGCCAAACACTCCTGCGAAGTCACCGTCAGCAGCAGCCTGCATTCTAGCCTTCTGATCCTGGGAAGATACCGAAAGTTTTCCTGTTTTATAATCAGGTAAATCACCTACACCTCTTCTCGGATCCGTGTTTTCGAGGTTTATAACCTGGCCAGACTTGTAGTCAAAAAGTGGATCCTCAAAGCTGTAATTTTCAAGGGTCTCTGCCATCTGCTTACGGCGACTTGACGAAGATCCTGAGCTGGAAGACTTGTTCTTAAGCTGATCATCCATAGCCATGCGGGTCTGCATAGGTATAGATGTTAAATGATTCCTGAGTTTATCCTGCTCCTGACGGTAGAAATCCACCATTTCAGTTTTCTGATCACGCTCAGCTTTAAGTTTACGATATTGATCTCTTAAACCGTTCGGCGCATTCCACTGGCTAAACTGGCTAAGTGACTGGCGAGCTAATTTCGTATCGTCAGACTCACCGAAAAAACCATCCTTTTGCTGGCTGGTTTTTAGCGTTTTCTCGTACAGTTCATCAAGATTCCTAAAGTAGTCATCCTCGTTCTCAAACTCATCTATTGGATTAAGACTTTTAAAGAAAGGCATGAACTTGTTATCCTTAAAATCCTCATACCTTTTCTTTGCTATTGAGGCTGAGCTGTTAAACGCAGATACATCGCTATTTAAATACTGTAACTGCTTTTTACCCCTATCGTATGAGTCAAGGTACTCGTCTTCAAAAACATTCTGAAAAGCTGGCTGACCACTTGATTGCGGATCTACTGGCGGTTGAACCTGCTGTTGCTGAGGCATCGGCCCCCCAAACGGTTGGTATTTTTTCTGTACCGGTTTGCTGGTAAATTGACTTAGGCTGTCTTTTTTTTCGCCTGAGTAATCATCAGCCCCCAGATCTATGTCGTCGAAGAGGGACATTACTTAGGTCTTAGGAGAAAGGGTTGTGAATCTCGTCTTCGCCCCGATGCTTACGGAAAGAGTTTATGACATCAAGCTGCTGCCTTTGGGGCATAGCATTAATGTTACGCATCATGGTGTCAGTTCGGGGGGTAGGTGCAGTAGCAACCGGACCAGTATACTCTCTAGCTCGTGGTCTGAACTCAGTTCCAAAAGGATTGTTATCCGTGAAGCGTTTGCGGTTTTCGTCATCCTCATTGTCCTGCCTAAGTAGATTATTCAACATAGTCTTTTGATTCTGACCTTGAGGTGCCTGTATGAAACGGCCCTTCGCTGATCCTTCGTTAAAGCCCATAAAACCTTGGCTGCCGTATCTAGGTATGTATCTAGGGGTCGGTTTTTTAGCTTCTGCGGCGGGAGCGGGAGCCGGAGCCGGAGCCGTAGCCGGAGCCGGAGCATTATTCTCACGAGTCATGAACTCAGTTTTTGGCATGGCAGGCGTATCCGCTGTTGTCTGCTCCTGAACCATACTAAGATCCTTAGCCCTATCGTATTGAGGTGGGCGGACTTGAGGTTCAAATTCAGTTTCCTGAGGAATATTATACGGCATGTCAAGACTCTGCCCACCCCCAGCAACAAGATCCTCTGGCATTTTCCTAGAGGCTACAGAAGCTCCACCCGTTACTCTCGTAAGCTCGCGCTCAAGATCAGCATCGGACATATTATCAAACTCTTCCTGAGTTATATATTCCCGGGTTTGCGAAGCAGTAGAGGCTTTTGGTTGAGATTCATCGTAAACACCAGCAATACGTTTTTTAACAAATTTTGCACGCATTTCAGCTTGAGTTTTATCGTCTAATTCATCGAAAGATTTACCTGAAGATATAGCTCCGTAAGGGCTTCTATTATAAGTTTCACTTAAATCACGCTCTCTCGCGTCCATGATTTCCTGAATCCGCTCATTGGCTTTTGATTTCTTATCCTCGCCACGAATCTGACGACGCGCTGAATTAAGAAGATCACCTTGTATATTCTCCTGTATAGCCTCACCACGATCGCGCTTACCTTCAAAACTACCTATAGCCCTCCCTGTACGAAGCTCATTCATACCTGGAGATGCTAAATTCGGCTCCTCCGTCTGCTCTGGGCTTTGTCTGGATACAGGTTCATCTAAAGTGGCTTCAGGATTCCTTTTTTGCACATTTTCTTGATACTGCGGGTCATCTAAAAGTTGCTGCATAGATCTTCCACCAAGCTCCTTCTCAAGACCTGATATTTTATTTGTAAGACCTTGATTAATACTGCCAGTCCATGCATTGCGGAGCATCGGATTATCTGAATCCTTAAGATCATCAAACCCAAATATCGAATCTTTATTAGTATTTATCCAATCTTGATCAACTTCTTCAAGTCCGCCTAAAGGTCCACCACCCCTTTTTTGCTTTCTAGCGTAAAGTTTTCCGTCACGAGGTTCTAGCTTGTACATACAGAAAGAGTAGTTGCGGCTATTTAAGGCATCAACCGCTTGTAATTCTTCTTAATAGAACCTAGAGGCGCCCGCATGAAGCCATCAGGGCACATCATGGATGGATTTTTACGTAACATCCGATTGCTAATCTTTTTCTTCTTGGGACTCTTGAATGTCGTTGCACTGTCAATGTTATACAATGCAATAGCCGCAGCCAGGACATGATCATCATGATGACCCGGAGCTGCTTCCGGCTTTCCGCGATCATTAATTACAAAGGTTTTAAACTCTCTTAACACTCCTTCATCCGGGATATCCACATTCTCTTCTATAATTTCCGAAGCCAGATGGTCTATAACGGTCTTTCGTGTGATTTTATCCGTAGACCACCCAAAACTCTTCTCAACCATGCCCATAGAATCGTTATATTTACGCCTTCTATAAACAGATAGACCCATTTCCAGTAGATACTTTAATAATGCCAGCCCAGAATTGTTAACTTCGGGGATTACGAACGCATTTCCATAAAATCTAGCAGCCGCTTCAACCTCATGCGCTAATATGCCAATATCTACGCGCGAATGGTGCAATGCTACCAATCGGGGAACATGCCAATCGCCATGCCAATCCTCAAAGGGTGCCCTCCAAACCTGCACGGAATGGTAATCAGGATCTGCAGCCAAGCCCTGGGTCTGTTGATCCTCACCCGTGCATGTATCCGCAGATATTAAATACTTGGAATCATACTCAGGCTCATCATAAATCTTCCACATACCAGCCCTATCGGGCGTGAATGAAGAGTTTTTGCTGTCACCCTGAACAGCTAAATTCCCAATACGGCATTTCTGACCGCTACACGCTTTGTGCATAGAATCAACATTGGCCATATGAAACCTAGGGCGAGATGACATAAGGAAACATTCATCAGGATCCGAAGGATACTCCTGTCGAAACTTACTTAAATCACCGTTGCACTTGTCCTGGAGGACACGACGACGCCAATTCAATTGCTCATAGTTAACATCAAACCGTTTCATCTCCTGCTTCTCGTCCTCGGTCATCGTATCAATGAAGTCCTGCTTCATATCATCGTTCGCAAACGGTACTACGGAGTCCTCAAATTCAAACCAGGCGGCGAATATCTTGGCCCATTCATTGTCCTGAACCCATGTCCTATAGAACCAGCCATTCGGACCGTTCGGTGTGGAATCAGCCACAACCAGGGATACCGCATCCCCATCATATAAAGACTGCAAATAACCCAAAGCAGGGTCACGCTCGCCCTGCATAGGCCAGAACGCAACCTCCGTCATGTTACCAACCTGGATTGTTCCGCTTCTTCCCGCGTTTTTGGAACCCGCAGTTTCCTTTCCGTATTGGCTTCTTGTTTTTAGCTTTATCAGATCCGCGAGATTGCCACCGTCCTCCAGGTTTATTCCTGTACCGTCCCACGGAAAATGATCGTTTTCCGCGTATCTTCGATATATCTCGAACACTTTGTCCGATGTACCGCTTATGTCCCCCATCAGACTCCCGCTTAAGTTCTCGTACTTTCTCATATGATGATATGTCAGGGCTTGAGCGCATGTGCTCGCTCCCTTCTGACGAGGTTTCAGAATGATCATCTTGCATGGGAGACTTTCAATTTGGCATTTTCTGTAATGGGCGAACATACGCCTCTGAAGCGTATTGGCTTTTGGTTTAATATCTTTACCACGCTTATCTTTGATTACCGCAAATGTTGAAAACCAGACCTCCGGATCAATGCGGATGAGGTCTGCCAGCTGCTCAGGATCACTCACTTAGCACTTCCAACGTCTACGCGCTTGCCGAAGTCTGCTATTGGGGTCTTTAGCTGCCTTTGGAAATTTTTTCATCTGACCAGCAGAACGGGAGCAATAAGATTTACGACGCTTGGCCGATTTACTCCCCTTCTTTACCTTGCCGGTCACAGCTCCTTTGAGCTTGGATCCAGGGTTATCCTTACGATACTTCGCAATACCCTTCTTTGTCATACCAGCACCCTTCTTGGTTGGGCGTTTATGCCCTCCCCCAATCGTGTGCCCTTTCATAGAACCCTTCTTACTTGCCATAACCTTTACCTTTTTTTACTGCACTTCGAGCAGCAGGCTTTTTTTTTCTGGGCATGTTCTTAATAGGTTTCTTTTTAGCGGATACTTTCTTTCCGTACTTCATTACTTTTTTCTCTTTCTAATTGATGATGTTCGTTTTCCCATACCAACACGCTTTTTTTCAGCTACGACAGCTTTCTTACGCTTGCCGACGCCTTTCCATGTGACTGGGGTTTTCTTTGTAATTTTTTTGCTGGGACGACACTTCTTCACACCCTTGTTTTTTGAAGATCCACACGGGTTCCCTTTTTCGTCTTTCCACTTTTCTTTGAACCAACGCTTGAGCGCTGCACCCTTGGCTGTCTTTCTTACAGCCATTACTTCTTCCTTCCGGCCCCTTTCTTACGGCATTTGGCTATAGCCCCTGAGGCGTAGGCACTAGGGAATACTTTATAGGATGCTTTTACCTTGTGGTAGCAGGCGTCCTTTTTGCTCTTAGCTTTCTTTGCTGGCTTTTTCTTTCTTGCTGGCACTGTTCATTTTCCTTGCTATTGCCTGACGACGCTTTACTTCACCGGGCGTGTTAATAAATTTTATGACTTCGAGGCTGTGCATCAGTCTTCTAAATCAAAATCTGCTTCAAATTCTACGCTCGTGTCGCAAAAGCGTTCGATGACATTAACAGCGGCGAGAGCCATTTCTTCTTCGTCCAGGTCGGATTCTTCCCACCAGCGGACAAAAAGAGAACTCATCTCATTCTCGAATTGCTCGATTGGTTGTAGTTTCTTTTTTTTCATAAAGTTCCAGGTTTCATGTTTGCAGCAGGAGTTACTCCTGTACCTGGTTTTGATAATGCTTCAGATACAGCTTCCATTCTTTTACGAATGCCGGATCTTCCGCGAGCTTCCGCATTGCGGTATTCATCATTATCAAGAAATTCTTTTGCAGCTTTCTGAAATTCACCCATGTTAATATGTTTAATCGTTTTTGGGCTTCCCGTTATACCTCCACGGTATGCCGATTGACCAAGCTGAGTAGCAATTTCAAATGGTAAAGAATCAAATTCGGGTATTTGGGACCGGATTACATTAGTACGGGCTTCTGCGTCCTGGCGTAAAAGCTCTTCGCCTTTCGATTCGTCTATTACTCCTCCGGGAACTGCGTATTTACCTGTATGACCAAAGCCAATAGTCTTTTTATCCCCAAGTGTTGGGGTGTAGGTTGTGGGTCGGAACTTTTCATAATCCTTCAACATCGGTATTAACGCTTCATAGTACTGATTTGAGTTCCATGGAGGTCTTTTATCCTGAGTTTTAACGGGATTTACATCATCTCCGTTGTACGGTTGCTTCAAAAGCTCCTCTATCTCGTAACTATTCATGATTTTCGAGCTCTACAGGCGCTTCTTGCACCGATTCTGAGTAAACATCGACAATTTCGTTCAAATCCATGCCTGATTGGCGAAATCTAGACATAATATCGGCGGGAGAAATGGATTTTATACTGTTATCGTTAACAGTAATCTCTGCCCTGGTGGCCGGTTTACCAAATCCATACTCCAACATGAGTTTTGCAGCGGTTAATCGAGTCGTATGGTTAGGTCTTTCAATATATTCGACCCCTCTTTGACCGTCTGCACGGTTTTGACGGACTGTATGGTTGGCTTTCAGTCCATCTCGTAGTGCGTTCATAGCGGATTCAAAGTCATCATCCTGGATAAACCGGTGAATATCTTCTCTTAACTGTGTAATTTGCTTACTTGGCATAAGGAGTCCTCAATTTAAGTAAGACTACTATTTTGGTACCCCCCGTACCACCGGTTGGGGTGCATGGTAAAAATGACATTTACGCGGTTTGAGTCTCAAACTACTCGATTTCTACCCCATAACCACTGTTTTGTAGGATATACCAGGCAGAAGACGGCCTTCCAAAAAGATTACTTTTATTTCTGTGATTGATAGGCGATTGCGAGTGGGAACCTAAGCGGTACCCGGTGGGATGTGGGGGGTAGCTTGCTAGTCTCCGCAGGCCATTGGGCACCGATTAGGCGCCCATGCCGTAAGGCTTTCTCGTAAGTGCCTGAGAGTCATGAGCTTGAGGGAGATGACGCACAGGATTAAGTATTCGGTCAACGGACAGGAGGTCAAGGGAGGCTGTTTCGTCCCTTGATCCCTGGTAGTCAGAATGCTGAATTTTGTGTGGCAGTGGAGGATAGGTCAAGATGACTCGGTTCAAAAAAAGACGCCGCAGCCCTCGTTAGAGGGACTGCGACGCTTTGTAATTACAGTAGGGAGAGTCAGATCAGTATGAGCTGATTCTGTCTACATTGGCGTATCCATTTTTGTTCATGAAGAGAACAACGCATGGATTGCCTTTTTTGAGGTTGGCTTTGTCGAGTTTGTCGTCAAAGACACGGCTCAATTTAACACCGTTAGGTGTTTTAACCTCTAGGCTATGTGCGGGAATCGAGACACTTGTGTCTGGTTCGCGTACAATAGCGTAGTGGATTAGATCCGAGTTTAAGTCGGAGACTGCGAGGATTGACGATGAGCTGCTTTTAGCAGCGAGGAGGTTTTTATGTTTGGCGGATACTTTAGTAGTAGTCATAGCATATATATATTTTATAGTTAGTAATAGAGAATATATTCTCTGTGTTCATCTCATGTAATGAGGAAATATGAACTAACTAGTTGATAGAGGCCTTAATGATAGTAAGCTAGCTGCTGACTCGGTTGAAAAGAAAAGCCCTGCCAGCGGACAAGACTGACAGGGCTTAGTGTTTATATATACTACGAACTGAACAACTGCATAACCATAGGATGCAAATATTTTACTGTTTCCATGAAGTCATTGTGGCTGTCCATCGACGGTGAACCACCAGTTAACCATACGGAGTGAGAGTTGTTGTTAAGTTTTATAGGGACATCAATTTTAGTATAACTCCAGTTACTGTGTTGTATTCTGTAGTGAACATTGTATTCGTTTTTGGATATGCATACAGTATTGCGAGGTAGTTCTTCTGTGTTAGAACTTGCACTGTGCATAGGCGCATCAATGTCGTTGAATTTTAGTTTGGCAGCAGTGCCACGATTGGTTGCAAAGCTGTATGGTAATGGTGTGTTTTGCATGATATTAGATAGTTGTTGTTTTAATGTATTTGTGGATGTGATTGGCGATATCTTTTTTGTTATCTGCCCACGATCTGATAGTGATAATATCAAGCAATGGGTAGTATAGTGTTATGTGTTTGCACATGTCGGTTAGATAAGTAGATCGGTCAGTTAGTTGAAGCTGGGTCATTACAGTGTATACATTGATGATGTCATTACTGTTAGCCAGATCAGCATTACCACGGTTATACCGTGAGTTTTTATGGAATGTTTGTACGACCTTTGCGAATTGCGCGATGTCTATATTGTCAGATTGTGATAGTATATCGGCTATTTCTCTGTCTGGCACACCTTGCGTAGATTTGGATGTTACTTGAGCATATAATTCGGCATCACGTGGGTTGTTCAATTGCCATGTTGTAAACAATTCAGTGAGATATGCATCAAGTGTAATCCACTCATTATCGAGTTTTTTAACATGATGTTTTTTGACGCCATGAATAACAGGTATGTTTTTTTCGGCACCCATGCAGTGTAGATAGTTGAGTGCTTTACGAATGTTACCGAGATTATCCAGAGCATCAGCTTTGTCGAGCCAGTCGAAACGATCGAGTGGTACATAGACATAGCGTCCGTCAGCCATAGGTGTAGGAGTAACTTCGTCTGATAATCTTGATGATTTTAATTTATCTGGTTTAATTTCGCAGACATTTATACGAATAGATTTTTTAGATGTACCATTGGTGATAGTGCTGGCTTTGCGTGATGGTTTGAGTGGCTCAATGTTATCGAGATCAGTGTAGTCATCGGGAGTGAGCTTAGGATCGACCATATCAAGACGGCTACGAGGAATGGCGTAATATTTATCTTCGCTTGCAGATGTTGATTCATACTGAAGAGTTCTGATTCTTCGTGTAGCATTGGATACTGCAATCTTGTCATCTGAGTATACAACAAGCTTAACATGTTTAGTAAGACCGCATGAGGTAGCATCGCTAGAGCTGTTACGATATGTATTATCTGATGCTCGCCAGGATACCGTACGCTCGTGACACTTGATACTTAGTTGGCCGAATCTGATTGTATTAAGCAGTGGTAGATTTTTCCATGAGCATTTTGATACAACTGATCGTTGTATTTCGTGTGGTAATACGTATGCATATTTGTCAGCTGATATGGAGGCTTGGATACGACTGGGTTGTGATGCAACATGTTTGGTTGTGCGAGATATTAGATCGATAAGCGTGTTATTTGTCATGGCGACAATTGCATTGCGTGTACGATCTGTATATTCAAGAGATTCACGATTGGCTGCGATGTCGACAGTACCAAGCTCTGCATACAGGATTATACTGCTAGATTTTGCGAGGAGACCGGCATCGTTGTTGATATTGAGTTGATTAGCATCGATTGGATATCGAATGTTACCCATGACAAGACTAGCACCGCCGTAGTTACGAGCGTAATGATGATGACCTGAGTTGTCACTTTGTATTGCCCATTCATCAGTTGATTCAATTACATTAATTTTACTAAGTTTGATGTTGCAATCTGGTAGCGTCCGCCAGTATTTGAAGAACTCTTTTGCTTTGGATATACATGAATCAATGTCATCTTTGCGGATAGATACACGAACATCCGTACCTGTTGGTTGATTAGTGTTTGGTTCTTTGTGTAACAAGCTGATTGTACCACGTTGAGATTCATCAATACGAGCAAGCCATGTAGTAACGTGCGATTTGGTGTAGCTGATTACTTGGAATGAATCGCCGTACGCGAATCCAGCTTTACATCCGATGCCGAGACAGCCGGTATAATCATTGGATGATCGTTTAGTAGATGCACCATATTTGACATATAGTTGGCATACTTCTTTATCAGATAAACCATTACCGAAGTCGCGGAATGATAGTGTCTGGTCTTGGAGTGTTGGAAGTTGAACTTTTATTGGTTTATTATTATTTGCTTCAATATTAGCGTCTGTTGCATTGGTGCTATATTCACGAATGACTGCTAGTAATTTGTCAGAATAGATCTGTGATCGCAGGATACCCATGATGTGAGACAAGTCTGAGTCTTCGATACCGAAGTCTGCTGATTTGGTGATTGTTGTAGTATAGTTATTGGTGTTAGTTGATATTTTCATAGTAGTTATTTTTGGTGTGTGAATGAGCAGTTATTACGACATACTCAGGTCGATGGTGTGTGGTGTGTGGTGTTAGGAGTTGAGGATAACTTCGGACGGTTCGCCGTCATCGAATGTTATGCTTGCGAGGTAGTCGGAATGCTCACGAATAGATGTAAGAATGAGATCAGTGTCTGCATCTGGGTAGCGTTCTTGTATACGATCGATGGGTATGCGATATGGCTCCATACCATACGCGAGTTCGTCGATTAGTTCCCAGATATGATGTGTTTTGTTTGATTCATATCCGTAGCTACCGTTGTTGAGTTTGGATCGTGATGAACTCTCGGCGATAACTTTGTATTTGGATACACGAAGTTTACCGTATCCAGATTCGTCGGGTACAGATACGATGTCGGTAGGACTGTATTTGACAATCATGAGACGACCGTCTGACCCTGCCCAGCTGTCTGCATAGTTGTGTGAACCGACATGGAAACCAGATGAGCAACCGTGATTAGGATTGTCGTCAACATCTGTGCGTGACATGTATAGTTCTTGGCCGACGCTGTTGTCGAACTTACCCGAGTATTTATCTTTGTAGTCATCGCGGACTCCTTTGTATCCGATAAGGTCACCATTCTCAGTCATTGGCATACCAGAGTGTGCAATGAAGTTGTATGCTTGTTGTCTGCAATGATAGCTTGGATTGTTGTATAGTTTCTCAATGAAACGAAACCAGCGATCAATGTTGGTAGCACCTTCGGATATTAGATCGACTAGCTTTTTAGCTTCGGTAGAATGTAATTCTCTACCGTCTAGAGTAACTGTGTTACCGTGAACAGTTACGCGTCCGTTAGATACAGATTTGAGAACATTTGATTCATCAAGTAGATCGCGAACGGTTTCTTCATTACCTTCTTTGATTGCATCAATCAATGGACGGTAGTTCATTCGGTCACTGGTGATAGTGACGACGTTATTGTTGGTGAGATCATGTACGAATACAGAGGCATCTCCGAGTGCATATGCTATTTTGTTCATAGGTATTTTGCCCAATATAGGCTGTTTGGTTGATTTTGGATTTGGTCCCAGAATATGTTGCGAGCTATGACTGGTGGGACATCGTATGCTTTGGATAGCATAAGCCAGTAGTTCTCGTAGTAGTGGTATTGTGCTGGTGAACCTGATTTGTCAGGGTCGAGCCAACCGAATGCTTTCCACATGTGACGATCGATGCATATGACTTGAGCAGTCAATGGGTAGATCATCTCGAGTGCGAAGCTGGTTTTAGCTAGACCAAGCTTGGGCAGGTTATCTGCAATGACATTGCGGAAGCGTTGCCATTGAACACTGTATTGTTTCACGAACATGTTTGAGTCCCATAGTTCGTGCAGTTTGTCGATACCTACAGCTTTGATATTGTACATACCGCCAGGTGTATCTTTGAGGATACTAGACAGTTGGTTCAGCGATACATTATCGTATAGATTACGAATAGCATTATACTGAATACAGCTGTTGAGCCAGCTCGTGTGTACGGTGCAGTAGGCAAAGCGGAAGCGATTGATTTCTTCGTGATCAGACTTAGGACGCAAATCAATCCACTGATTGATATAGCGTGCCTTGGTATACGGTGTAATACTAGCGAAGAACCTTGTTATACGCTTACGATGCAGACGAGGTATTTGTACGATACCCTGTCCACCCCGATAGCTTGAGAAGCGTAAGCGCTTTGCTGGCTTCACTGCCCGCTGGTTGGGTGCCGTGAATAAGTTGAGCGAAGCTTGGTCCGCGTTTGTATGCGTGTGAGTCGTCATTGTCGATTTCTAGTCCTTTTTTGTCAGCTTCTTGTTGTGAGTATACAACTTGAGCAGATTTTAGATTATGGGTTGTGATGAGGTGGTCATGTTTACCGCCCCATGATGCATTGAGTTCGAAGTTGGATGGAATGTGTTCCATGTTAGCAACCCATAGATCAATGCGTTTAGTGTAGCTGTAGAACATAGTTGGTGCAAAGGCACGAGCTAGATCACACCAAGCCAAGAAGTAGGATTGGTTGAAGAAGTCGCCACCTATGTGCGCGCGTACAATTGGTCGTTGTTGATGATTACGGTGATAGTTATCGTGCAGCGGTCGTAGACTGCTGAACAATAGTTTGAACATTTGCTTTCTACTTTTCTTGCGCAGTAGTAGTAAGTTGCCCCATCGTTGTTTTCGTATAGCAGGGTGACGAGCTTCCATAGAAGCTGCATAGCATCTGAACTTGGTCGAGTCGCCATCTGTGATTTTACCGGTTGTTTGGTCAGCTTTGGACAGACATTCGTCTGCCGCCGGACATGTGTGTCCTGACGGCAGACTTAGATGTTTGATTCTGTCTGGTAACTTAGCGTTACTTGCTGACCAACGTAGTTTTGTTGTTGGTGTTGTTTTTGACATAGTTTTTATGAACGTTAGTTGAGTAATGACATAAGCATTGTAAGCAAGGTGAGTCGTCGTATGTTTGGTATGCACCGCATATACGACAGTTGGTTACTCTGTTTGCTGTACTGTAAACTTTGTGCGCTTCTCGTATCTCGGCAGGTGTGTATTTAGCACGGTTGCCAAGAATTTTTAGAGCACGGCCATACGTCAATTAGTTGAGTTGTAGGTGTGCTTGTGTGTTAGAGTTGTTGAAATCTACACTGCAGAAGCGATCGAATACTTTGTGTAATGCGATACCGCGTTGTGCTGAGTTAGCAATTGAGCTTCTACATTCTTTGTGAATCTCAGTGAATGCATTGAATGCAGACCAAGCATTGCGATCAGCAAATGCATCGTGTCGTGGATCCAAGTATTCAGTATGTACTTTGTCAGCTTTGCTTGGAGGTAGCGCACCGTTGATGATAGCGTCACCTAGTATTTGGTAGAAGTTATCTTTAGATAGTTCTGTTTCCATATACTTGTTGAAGCGTGTTTCGTTGTTTGACCATGTTTGTACTACTTGATCGAGCATGTTTGACACGCGATTGTTGAAGTTAGTGTGTATATGTTTGGTATGTTTACTGGAGATTATGTGATCACCAGTAAAGTAACCATTTGAACACACAAGTACTTGGCCACCTGAACAGGCGGATGCACCGAAGCGTTTGTTATGACTGTTACGAATACCAAGCATGTTACGATATACACCGTTTTCGCTTTCCATATACATAGTAGCAAACATGTCAGGATGTGGTTGGCGTATCTTATTTTGTACTACATCAACAATTTGATACTTTAGTTCATCAACATGAAGATCGCGTTTTTCTGCTTGCTCAATGACAGTAGTCATAACTTCATGATGAGGCATTGGTTGCCAAGTAGCAGTTGGTGCTGGCGTTGATATTTGTGTTAATCCGTTGAAGTCAACGGTTCGTGAGTTATTTAGTTTCATAATCTGTTATGTTATTACTGTTTTGGTTGGTGTGTGGTATACTGTTTCAGCCCAGCCACGCATTACGATGTGTGGTTGTGACTTGTTATGATGCGATTCGGTAGGTACATCGCATTTGATGTTTGTCGTTAGTAGACATTTATTTTTGTAGTGCAACGACAGGCACTTGTGTTGTTTGTTGTAGTGAAAGAAGAACCGACGATGATTGCTGTTAGGCCGAGATAGCGATGACATTGTTCGGTATGTATTGAGTTGTTGTTGTCAGGTCGATGTGTTGAGCGATTGGTATAGGTGTAACAACGCATTCGACACCATGCAGACGCACTGAAGTGATAGTGTCGAGGTTTAGGTTACGGTAGCCGCGCTCAGCTTCGAAGGTGTGTCCATCCAGTGTCCACATTAGGTATATTGATATATACGAATGTTTAAGACTTGGAGGCATACCAGTACCTTTGAGGTGTTTGGTTACTCCAAGTCGTGCATTTGCGCAGCGTTCTATGCCATCTTTTTTAGTCCAACATACATTGAATATTTTGCCACGCGTAGTAAGTAGCAATTGTTCAAGTTTTGAACGGTGTATTATTATTGGTTTGTCCATTTGGTGTGTGTATTAGTATTAGTTTGAGGTTGAGAATTTTTGCCAGATTTCTGTATCTAGATTGCTGACAGATTTGTCTTGTTGTGCAGCAAGCCCAATGAACATAGCTTCGAGGCGTTTGTATTCATCAAGATTTTGCGGCGTTTGTTCTGGTATTGGATACTTAGGGAACTGTTGCTGTAAGTATCGCAAAATGTGTACATCAAGAACTGCAATGTCTTCGTACGGACGACTATGTAGAACAAAGAAGGATGCAGTCTTGGGACCGATACCTGGTATGTTTTGCATTAGCTCATCGCGATGGACTTTGAAGAACTGACCATACGGTTTGTATTGACTTATTGTACGCCAACAAGCTGACAGCCGTTTGTACTGACCTATACGTGCATTGCGTAGTGCAGCAGTGATAGTGCGACCGTCTTTGTTGAGTAGATCTGATGGTTTGATTGATGTGAATATACTGTTGAATGCAGGTGTAATAGTCTGAGACTTTTTACCTGGAGTTACAGTACACCACAGAAGGAATAGCAGTAGTTCTTCAAGTGACCGCTTTTCTTTGGTTATGTTGTTGTAGTCTATTTCCATTGTTTGTGTTCCTTAGTTAGTTGATTCATGCTCGGCACCGAGTCGGATGGTAAAGTCTTGAGATGTAATAACGATTTTACCTCCGCCTACTTTTGCGAGGCGTGTTTGTAATGCTTGTATTTCTTCTAATAGTTCTTGCATGATGGTGTGTGGTTATGCTGTGATAGTATCAATGATGCAGTCTTCAGGACGGGCTATGCTGTCGTGAGGATTGCCGGTTAGGTTGGCTAGGCTGATGTGGAGTTGTTTTTTGGTGCATTTTCCAAGAGGCACATCGTAGCATTTGAATTGGTTTAGATTTATGTCGTGGTATAAGCCTATTACATAACTTAACCATTCAGTGTTTAGAGGAATCCATGCAGATTTTTTGTTGTTTTGTTTGCTTATATTGATTGGTGCTAATGCAATTTCTCCAATTAATGGGGTGTATTCTCGAGATGTTGCGGAATGGGATCTGTTATTGACTGAGGATATTAGTTCTTTGTG